CCCCTAAAAACGCAAATAATCGCTGGAAAAGTGCCTTTTGACCGGAATATTGGTCAATGATGCGATGCGTTAGGGACCTCAATAACTCCCCTCGGCCGAGGGCCTCGGGGATAGAGTTTTAACTCTTATTTAGGTCCGGTCTTGAGCTAAATCTTAGACTAGAAACCAAGCATGGAGTGACCATGGACGAGAATGTAGAGGTGTCGAAGACACTCATTCATAATCATCAGTCCACCTGCAACTCCCATGCCAATCGCAAAGCCCTGCCCAGTTTTCTTGAGCAAGTCCTTTGAATACTCTTTGGATTGTGCTAGTCTATCTTTAATGCTTTTCTTCATTCCCTAATTTTACTACCATACACATAAAGATTGCAATTCTTTGAATGTGTTTGCCTAATTGATTCATGAAATGACTATATCCAACTGTGCGAGAAAAGGTTACATCGTAAATTCTTGGACTCTCTCGCTAGAAAATCGTGTTTGTGCTAGTTGACAAAAGTTAAAAAATATGATACCGTAGAGGCGTTGCTTCGACGGTAGGCGAAGCCGCCCTACGGCCCCGAAGGGAGGTCTCCTCGGGGCCTAGGGCGGCGCGCAGCACCGGAAGCGAGCCCTACGGCAGTGATAGTCCCAGCGTTATTGAGCTATTGAAGTCACTAATCACTATAGAAGAGACCACTCCTGGAGAGTGGGTTCGTCGCAAGGACGCCGTTCTAGAGGCGCTTCAGGATTGGGAACATGCGCTCGACAAAAACTACCGAGGCGTTTTCGAATTCAAAAACGAAGCAACCGCAGAGAGGGCGTATTTTCGCGTTCTCGACGCGCTGCGTTTGCCCGATCAAACCGTGAAACTAACCGTCAAATTGCACGTGAGTAGTGAATGAATGAGGAAATCTTGGAAGAGTGGCCTGAGGTCCCAGAAAATCAGCGCCCTAAAATCTTGCCTATCAATTACCTCGTCTCTCAGTCTGTTCAAGAGTCGCTTGAGAAGCGAGGCTGGAAGTTGGTCGACATTCGGCTCTGTAGCGACCGAAAAGAGAGAGTCCAAAACACCTTGGAGGGTATTGGCACCGGGTCAATCAGGGGAGACAAGGATATTGTTCGATTTCTCGAACTCGAAATGCGGGCACTCGGTCTCTATACGGGAAAGCAGTCTGGAAGTGACGAACCGGCCGATGCTCTGGGAGATACCCTCGAAGAGTGCTTAGACTTTACTTCGCACACCAAAGTTGATAAAATTGATGTTCAAGCTCCGAAGCGCCCGGGGCGTCCACGGGGCGCCAAGGATAGACTTCCCAGAACACGGAGAGTGCCCGACTAAATGACTGATTACGCTAAAGTTCGCGTGTCCCTCGTGTACTCCGCGAGTTCTGATTACTCAGATCCCAAAATCGACACGCTCCTCGCAGATCTCGCGCTCACTCCAGACGAAATCAGATACGCGCATCTAGACCTCTCAACCACCGCACAAACTCTCGATCTCGGCCACTATGGATCTATCACGGCCATAATCATCAAGAATTTGTCGGCCACAGCCGCAGAAATTGCCCGAGCTGCTTGGTACACAATTTTAGGAGAACAAGCGGCAGGAAGCTACAGCTTTGCAAATGCTAATCCAGATACTATTGCCGACGATAACACCAACGGCACATTCGTCACGAATCTAGCGAAAAAAGGCCGCATAGTTAGAGTTACTCATACTGATGCAGTCACGACAAATGATGGCACTTACCTCATTGATATTGCAGCTGTAGATCTCCTAACCCTCTCTGCAACGGATGCTCTATCTACTAATTCAGCCGACTTGACCGCGCAGTTAAGTTTTGAATCATTTAATGAAGAACAAATTCCTGCGGGAGGTTTCCTGGTCATCACGGGCGACATCCAACCAGCGGGAGATCTAGTCTTGGACTGCGAATCTGGCACCCCCGAAGTCGAAGTCTACATACTTGGAACCTAAGGAGAATTAGATGCCTGGATATCATAGATCTGGGGGCTCCGGCTCCCGAAGCGTTGGACCTCGTAAAGCGCGAAGCGCTGGGCCATCGGCCGCAGTCATGCCTCGTTCACGAGTTAGACCTGCCCGACCTGCTAGACCTAGCAATCCTGGACAGCCCAGGAGAATGGGCGCTCCAGCTTCGAGGCCTTTCAAAGGGCGCAGTAAAAGTCGCTATTAAATCAAATTCTTACATAGTTTCATGACTCCTCGCGAGGCCTTAGAACGCTCACAAACGATCCTTACATCTGCGGGCATCGATTATGGCGACTTAAAGGTTGCAAACTTCATACAATACGCGCACTTAGTCGCAGATGTCGTTAAAGAAACTTGGAGTCGGAAGCGCTGCGAAGAGACGCCCTGGCTCAATGAGTGGGCCGGAACCTGGCGTCGCATGCACGACCAATTCGATAGCATGGTCGCAGCGGACCCCATGCTACTCTATCTACCCAAGCACTCCATCGCTGAAGCGTTTCATGGGTCTCAGGCCTACGTTCGGTACTTTATGGCGGGAAATAGGACTTCGAAGACCCAGTCTGGGTATGCGGACGACTACTTTGTTTCGACGGGTCAGCATCGATGGCGACAGTATCCAGACCCGCCATCAGGGGTCGGAATCATCGCCGGCCTCCCATTCACGCGCTACGCTAGTAAGGTCTTCGAGGCTAAATTCCTGGAAGGTGAAGAAGACAACCCGCTCTCCCCAATGTTCCCTCAGAACGGAAAGTGGCTCTATCACTACGATGCCAGGACGTTCACGATTACGCTTTCCTGCCCCCGCTGCGCTCAGGCCGGTACTCCGCGCGACTGCAGTCATCCGAAATCGAAAATCACGCTCTTCTCCGTCGAGCAGGGACATGAGGTCATTGAGGCGTTTACCCTGCGACAGCTTCATATCGACGAGCACGTCCCGCTCGAATTCTTTCACGCGGGCAAGCAGCGCGTCGCTAGCGCTGAGGGAGGCAGTATCATTATAACTGGTACTCCACTCTATGGAACTGACGCCTGGGAGAAGAAGCTTCTTCAGGATCGCTTTGAGGGCCCGAAGGCCGGTAATCTCAAAGATCCCCTCAACCCAGAGGCCCTGCCATATGTCAGTATGCATCAGATCTCCCAATTCGATGCTGGCATCGTACCACACGATGTTATTCGCGCCAATATGCAGGACATGGATGAATTCGAGATTGAATCACGCATCTATGGGAGGCCCGCTCCACTTGCGCGAGATCCTGTATTTGACCGGCATAGACTCGCCGCTCTTCGTAAACGCATACTCAATCCACGGCGAGGGTTCTGTGAAATCGCACGTGCCCCACTCGGGCAGCCAGGGCAGAAGGAACACGCAATAGTCAACATTTACGAACTTGAGGCTTCGACGGACTTGGAGTTCATCGAGGATCTCCACGGCCCGCTTCGCGTGTGGAAAGCCCCGGTCAAGGGAGCCACGTACCTTGCTGCATGCGACACAGCTTCCGGCCTTAGCCCGGGCGGGAAGGGCCGTGATCCAGATGCCTCGTGTTGCTCCATCTTGCGAGTACACCCGGCACCCACAGGTGTAGCACTTGAGATGGTCGCTCAGTTTCATAATTGGATCAATCCCTCGGATTACGCGGTTGAAATCGCGAAGTTAGGGTATTGGTACAATCTCGCCACGGTTGCCGTGGAACTTACGGGCGGTCTCGGTAGGGCTGTGGTTTTGGAACTCAAAAATCGCCTCTTCTATCCCATGCTATTCCGGGACACTCAGAAGCCGGAGTACGCGAACTTCGGGCTCGATGCCCGTTTCGGCTTGGAAACTAACGTCAGCACCAAGCCTCAAATGATAGCAGCCCTCCAGAAAATGATCAAGGAGAACAGAATCTTGATTCCCTGCGCAGATACCATTCGAGAGATGGTCGCCTTCGGACAAGTCAAAGTGACCAAGGACGGCAACCCTCTCGTTGTGCCGAAGTTTCAGGGCATGGGAGAAAAGGACGATCGTGTCATAACCCTTGCGCTGGGTGCCTATCTCGTGCTAACATCTTTACTAATTGCCGAGTTAGCGAAATTTACTGAGTCCGCGCCACAACAAACTGCCGAAGATGCGGCTGAGTGGGCTACAATGGACGATGAAATGGACTCCAATCAGGTAAGCAATTAACCATGGAAGCAATTCATGTTGCACTTGCATTATTTATTCTCCTCTCTCTGGCAAGCCTTATGTCCACTATGGCAATCGTGGGGCGCCTTGTCAAATTTCTTCAAACCGACAAAGAATTACAGAGGGCTGCCGAAGAGACTCGGGCCGCCAGTTCATCTGCACTCTTTGAAAGACTACTCGATTCCGTCCAGTCCTCGAACCGCGACCTCTTCGAGACCTTCAAAGCCGGGTCCTTAGAAGAGAAGATTGGTGCAGATCACTTGCGCAGTGCATACCGGCTAGAAGAGGCAGTCAATGCTAGAGAGTATGCCAAACTCGCCGAGCTTCGAGAGAGAGATCCACCTAAGCCCCAGACACTCACAGTTATCGGGATGGATGGTACAGAGCGCGAAGTGCCGCGCTCGAATCTGGAGCCGATCGGCTTCGATGAGCTAACCAACAAGGAAGTTGACGATTTCTTTTTTCAATTCGAAACACGGGCCTCAGGCCCAAAAACTAGAGGAATTTCATAATCATGCCCCCAGGAATAGGATACCCAGCCGACCCCTCCATGTTGCCCTCGATGGGCCCAGAAATGGGAGCCGGAGCGCCAGAAATGTCCGGTTCAGCCATGGGCCCAGGCGGTATGGCAGCACTGCGTAATCAGTATGGTATTGAGAACCCGGTCGAGGACTCCGAAGGCTACGCCGATGAGGACCTCATGGGCACGGAGAGTCTCTATGAACATCAAAACATAGAAGATTATGGCTCCGACGAGGACCTCATGGGCTTCGATCCCTCCGCAATCATGTCCGAGGATATGATGGGTATGGGAGGCGGTATGGGCATGGGAGGTGATATGGGTGCTATGGCGCCAGAAGACCCGATGGCCATGGATGAAGAGGATGAGCTGGGCATGATGGGCGCTCAAATGTCTAAAGTTAAAGGCTCTGGGGAACAGAGCGATGCACTACGCCATCTCCTGCAGGTTTATCAGGAGGACAGAAAGTCTCGATCACAAAACTTTCAAGACAAGGCGCGCAGTCTCAATCGCCAAAACGGTCTCTAAAAAGTGGAAAATGTCCGCGCCATTGACCCATTAGGCATTGCCGATGGGTTCTCACCGGCTATTGATTACGAAGCTAACGAGCGAGATAAAAAGCTCGCGGCCGCCGTCATGGAGAAGTTTTGGGAGGCCCACGAGCACCGACTTCCTTATGAGCGGCAGTGGGAGATTCACCGACACTATCTGAAAGGTGATCAGCTTCTGCACCGGGATAGGGAGACCGGCGACATTGTTCAACTTACACGACGAGATGCTAGAAGACTCTATTCGATCAATAATCAGTGTCGGCCGACAGCCCGCAGTCTCGTGGGCAAACTTATGCGCAGCCTTGCTCGATTTGAGGCAATTCCCGCTACCTCGGACGCGGATGAAATGCATGGAGCCCGAGTCGCCGACCACCTCCTTTCTTTTACCCGGCGTCGAGAACGATTCGATATAAAGTACCTCGCCATGATGGAGTCCGTTGCTTGGGCTGGGACGGGCTGCATGTCTATCTCCTGGAACAAGCAGCGACGTAAGATTGCAGTCTGTACCGAAATCTATCCGAATCCAGAAGATCCCCAGGGTGAACCCATCGAATGCGACTACGTCGGCTCCGAGGCAGAAATCGGGGGGCCTTGCGTTCAGTGTGCGATGAACATGCAAGAGGAAGCTGGGGCCGCACTGCAGGCGGGAGAGGAGCCTCCTGAGCCTCCCATCCTCTCCGAAGCCTTCGAGGGTGAGATAGAACTCGATTACATTGATATCCGCGACATTTTTCCAGAGCCCGGTGTAGAAGATCCGGCAGAGCTGCGTTGGATTATACGACGCCATGCCATGGCCGTTACCGAAGTTCGCCACATGTTTCCGAACATGGCCCCGCACATCTTTTCGGACGGTAATCTTGAATCAGATTCTCACAGCCGCCTCGCTAACGACGATCTCGACTCGGACGGCTCCTTCGAATATCTCAATGAGCACGTATACTTGTATGAGTACCATGAGAAGCCTTCGATGGTTTACCCGGATGGTCGAATCGTTTGGGTGTGCAACGACATCGTGGTGGAGGAGGAGGGAAATCTCTACTGGGCGCTGCTCGATCGCATGCCCTTCTACTTCTCGTGGTGGATTCGAAACCCGGGCGAGTTCTGGGGCGAGTCCTTCTTGGTTCAAGCCTGGCACCGCCAGAAGGAATTGAACTCACTGGAGAGTGTTTTTCGGGAGCACGCGGAGTTGTCCGTTCGACAGAAGATTCTGAATCCCCTTGGTTCTCAGGTGCCCTCGGACGAGATTACAGCGACCACCAATCAAGTTATCAGCCACAATCCCGCCGCAGGTGAAATTCGATTTATGAATCCTCCGCCATTGGCCGGAGAGATTTTTGCGCGGCGGGATCAATTAATGCAGGACATTCGTCTCCAGGCGGCCGTTAGCGACGCGGAGGCGGCGATCATGGGTTCGGACCCTAACGGTCGCGCTATGGCGATCATAGAGGCGGAGAGCGATCAACAGATAGGTCCTATCACCATGCGGAATCTCGACGAGATGAAGCAGCTGCACAAGGCCATTCTGCTCATTTGTCAGCAGTTCTATCACCCAGATCGAAAGTTCACGGTCGCGGGCGAGGATGGCGCCGCAGAGACCTACATTTTTGGGGACATGGTCCTCAAGGACGGCGCAGACTTGGAGATTGAGGCCGACGACGGTCTCCCTAAGAACCGCGCGATGCGTCTAAACGAAGTTATGAATATGTATACGAATCAGTTGATCATTGATCCCTCGACCGGCATGCCAGATCCCTTCAAAGCAAATCGGATGGCCAAGGTTAAGGTTCCGGGCGTCGGGCCCGACGTACTCTCAACGGAGTACGCTGCTGCGCAGGAAATGGTCAAGAAGATCGAAGCTCAGGAGCCCGTGCAGCCCCAGGTCGAGGATGATCCCATGATCTTCTCCCAAGTGCTCCTCGCGTGGCTCAGAGGTCGAGGACGAAAATCCGAGCCTATGATTCAAATGGCCGTTCGACAGGCCTATATGTACTACGTTTCCTGGGCTGCGATGGGCAGGCCCCCGGATGCCCCAGGCAACGCAGACAATGCAGACCCAGAAAACAACGGAGGATCAGGCCCTGGTGGCCAAGATCAATCGGCTAGGGGTGGTACCCCTAACAACCCGGGAAACATGGGAACGAACAGGCCCATAGGAGATCAAGCCAATCGAACCATCGGAATGGCTGATCAAGCAGGCGAGGCGGCCGCGCGCGGAAATCGACCCCACGAATCGTAAATAGGTGTTGACTGGCACGCTTCTTGCATGATAATATGGAATTACGTTTTGGGGATGATGCTCAATTAAAAAAGAGTGCGTTCTGGTTCAGGCTCCTGAAGAGTCAGTATCTTTTAAGATGCGAGAACCAGTAAAAAAGCCCCACTTATCGATAGTTTAATGCGCCAACAGTAATCAGGACGAGTAAGGTAAGCGCCAGCCAGCGTCACAGGCCCTGAAAGCGACGAGGATTGTTGGGAATTTCGGTTGGTCGGCGTAACGACTGGAGATAGAATGGCAGATAGCAGCTCAGCAGCAGAAGCAGCAGCGAAAAAGATGGATGAATACTTGTCCGCGCACGATCCTCAGATCGACATGGACACGGAAGCCATACAGAATCCAAAGGGCGAGTCCGACGACTCGTTTGTTTTGGATGCGACTGTTTCAGCTGATGACGTTGATCTAGGCCACGAAGGACTTGAACCCTGTTCCATGAACTTGGGTAAACTCGCCAGCGGGGACGCTTTCCTGTACGAAGATGATTTGTACCAGCGAGTAAGAGCCCCCAAGGGGGTCGATAAAGACGCATTTCCCTGGACGGCGTG